GGTCCGGCAATGCGCGGGTGTCCGGCCATGCGTGGGTGTCCGGCAATGCGCAGGTGTACGGCGATGCGCGGGTGTCCGGCAATGCGCGGGTGTCCGGCGATGCGTGGGTGTCCGGCAATGCGCAGGTGTACGGCAATGCGCGGGTGTCCGGCAATGCGCGGGTGTCCGGCGATGCGTGGGTGTACGGCGATGCGCAAATTGAAAACAAAACAGATTGGCTGCTTGTTGGTCCTGCAAAAAGCAGCGGTCGCTTTACCACTGCATACCGAGATTCCAAGATCGGTGTGCGGGTGTCCTGTGGCTGCTTCTCAGGCACTGCACAGGAGTTCTCGACTCAGATTGAAAGCACACACAAAGACAACGCGCTGCACTTGCAGCAATACCGATTGTTCTGTCAATTGATTGCTTTCAACTTCGACATACAGCCCTCCATGTGAGGGCTTTTTCATGGAGATTGCTATGAGCCATACACCTGGGCCGTGGACGATTGGCGATGAAAACAATGCGTGCTGTGAGGTTCTGCTTGGCACAGAACACAACCTCACTTGCTTGATGGATAGACGTGACAACAACACATGTGCTGAGGTGATTTCTCGTGACGAGATGCTGGCAAATGCCCTGCTCATAGCAGCAGCACCGGAGCTGTTGAAAGTGGCGCTGCACTGCAGGGACTTGCTGATGCGTTACGAAATCAACCGCATCAACGGCGATGAGATTTCAGATCAAGCGCTGGCAAAGATCAACGCAGCAATTGCAAAAGCTACAGGAGGCCAATGATGGACGCCACACCCCCATCAGTTCTTGAAGAGCTTGCAGAAATCGAGATTGAGCAATCAGCGTTTAAGCATGCAGACCGCGTGATCGCTGCGATTCGTTCTGTTCCTGATTTTGCAGTCGTGCCTGAATTCATTGCTCAGATTGCAGCAGCGCTGAGTAATAAGGCTAGTGCGCTATCTGGCGCAAACAAAGAAATTGCGCAGAACTATCTTGATGATCTTTATTGCGACATGAGAGGCTGACATGACACCACATCCAAACGCCGAATACCTTCGTGCTCTGGCAGATGGCAAGCGAGTGATGGTGCAGTTTCGCGGCTTCAACGAATGCGACCCATTAGATCTATGCAGCACGACAGTACACATGTCTTTGCTAAGACCAGAATCAGTCCCGCAAGAGCACCGGTGGTCATTCCACATTGAGCAGGAGCAACCCAAATGACACATCACCCAATATCGCCCAACTGGGGCACCGCAATCGTACTAAGCACCGTCATCGGTGCTTTTTGCTTTCTGAGCGACCAAGACTACCGCGATGAGTTTGGACAGTCTGACGAGCTGGTGAAAGTCCAGCAAGAAGAGCGGATCAAAGCCAGCCGTGAATGGGCAGGTCGGCAGCAATGCGGGCCAGGTGCTGTGCATGAATGGCTGGACAACTACACATTGCAGTGCACGCCTAAACGTGGGCGGGTTTATCAAGTAGCGGGGGTGAAGTAATGAGCTGGCAACCTATTGAGACAGCGCCGCTGAATACCAGCCAATTAGTGGCTGTCATGTGGAAGAACCGTGATGGCGATCTGTGCCACGACTTGGACCACACCGAAGATGGGTGTTGGATCAAATGGCATGAGCACGCTGAACACACAGAAATTGTTGGCGGTCACGGCGTCAGCTACACGCCACCATACACGCACTGGATGTCACTTGGTGTGCTTACACAGGCAACGACAGCAAGCCAATGCGCCCAATGCAAAAAGGAATACAAACAAAGCACGACTACCAAAGGGTGCCCCAAGTGCGCACCAGGCTTGGTAGTGCAAGAAAGCGATTTTCAGCAGCCGATAAACCAACAGGCAGCGCACGGTGTGCAGTGGCAATGCGGCCCGCAGGCTACGGGGTTTGCAGCCCCACAGGCAGCGCCAGCGGTGGACAAGAGAGCAGAAGCAGCATTGCTTCAGGTGCTTGCCGCTGTGCAGAGGTACTTGCCGCCTGATGGCCCAAGCGAAAAAGACACGCTTTCGGAAATTATCGGAATCGTTGACCCATGGCCGTTAGATACCTTGGAGAAGTCATGAGCACCAAAACAATCCCTGCCCAAACCATCAAAACATGCGATTGCTGCCAAGTCGAAATGGACCGCTGCAACTCCCACCAAGACGGTGCACTGGTGCTCAAAGCCCACGCGCTGGATACGCAGGGTTCCCCATGTGCTGACGCAACGCGCAAGCTGGATCTGTGTGATTCATGCCTGTACAGAGTTGAAAAAGCAATTGATGCAACTATTGCAGCACAGGAGAGCAAATCATGACCTACTGCCAATCAGATCAATGCAGGCAGGGCCGTGCGCCTTGCCCTACTCCCGATACCTGTTCACTGGCTTTTTCAAAGGCATTCACATACATGCTTTGGGCTTGTATTGCTATTGCCTGGAGTGCTTTGGCTGGGCTGGTGGCTGGTGTTTGGTATGGAAACTAATTGAGGAAATCATGAGCCACGCTTTAGCAACGCTTACGCAAAAACTCGCCACCACCTTGGATATGGGTGACGGCACCGGCCTGATGGAAACACTCAAGGCCACGGCATTCAAAGGGCCAGTCACGGACGCGCAAATGACCGCTTTGATGGTCGTTGCGAACCAGTATGGCCTTAACCCCTGGACGAAGGAAATCTACGCCTTTCCTGACCGCAATAACGGCATCGTGCCTGTTGTCGGGGTCGATGGCTGGAGCCGGATCATCAACAACCATCCGCAGTTTGATGGGATGGATTTCCAGCAGGACGATGATTCTTGCACCTGCATCGTGTACCGCAAAGACCGATCACATCCGATCAAAGTAACTGAGTACATGGCAGAGTGTCGGCGCGATGGCGTCGGGCCTTGGAAGTCGCACCCCCGCCGAATGCTGCGCCACAAAGCCATGATTCAGTGTGCCCGCCTTGCCTTCGGTTACTCCGGCATCTTTGACCAAGACGAAGCCGAGCGGCTGGTGGAGAGCAAGTTGGGCATTGTTGCGGCAGAGCCTGCCGAGATCATCGACCCGCAGCCATTCATTGATATGGCGCTTGCCACCTCCACAGATGCCGAAGCCCTGGCAGTTTGGAAGGAGCACAACGGCAAGTTTGCAAAGCAGCCCGCAGACCATGCTAAGTTCAAACAAGCTGTGGCAGAGCACCGCACTGCACTCAAGAACGCTGCAGCAACAGACGTTGAGGTGAAACATGAAACTCATCACGGCTGAGCAACGTTCGCCTGAATGGTTTGCCGCACGACTTGGGCGTGCCACGGCAAGCAACTTTTCCAACATCTTTGCAGCCAAGACCACAGCGGCTTATCGCAACTACCGGGTGCGTCTGGCGCTGGAGCGCATCACAGGCAAGCAGGAAGATGTATTCCAAAGCGATGCCATGAAGCAAGGCACGGAGCGCGAACCTCTGGCACGGATTGCCTATGAGGCACTGACCGGGAATCTAGTGGAAGAAGTCGGCTTCTGCCTGCATGACACGCTGGAGTGTGGCGCATCTCCTGATGGCTTGATTGACGATGTGCGCGGCCTTGAAATCAAGTGCCCGACACCCGGCAAGCACTGCGAGTACTTGCGGGCCAAAGCTGAGCCGCCAGAGTACACGGCACAGATTCAGGGCTGCATGTGGATCACTGACCGCAAAGAGTGGGACTTTGTTTCGTTCTGCCCTGAGTTCCCAGAGAACGCGCAATTGATCGTGCGAACGATCAAACGTGACGATGAGTACATCGCCAAGCTATCGGCAGCAGTCGAGGCTTTCATGCTGGAAGTATCGGCAGAAGTCGAGGCGATCCGCAATTACCGCAACGCAGCTTAACCAACCGCCCACGGTGTGAGGCCGCGGGCAACTTAGAGGCAACTATGGCACGCAAATACGAAGTAACAGCAGTCACTGGCAAGTACACAGACAACAGCGGCAAGGAGAAAAGCCGCTACCTGAATATTGGGTCTGTGATTGAAACCAAGAATGGATTGATGCTAAAGCTGGAGGCCGTTCCTGTTGGATGGGATGGCTGGGCCTATTTGAATGACCCAAAACCGCGCGAAGAATCGCAGCGCCAAGCAGCTGCCCCAGCGCCTCAGCAGTCGTCAAGCGGATTTGCAGATATGGACGATTCCAGTATCCCCTTCTGACAATCACCAACCCAACCCCAAGGCCCTCCTAGTGAGGGCTTTTTTATTGCCATGCGCAGACTCTGGACAGAACCCGAACTTGCGTATTTGCGAGAGCACTACGCAACAACCATCACACCCGACATCGCCGCAGCTCTTGGGCGATCAAAACATGTCGTCTCACAGAAAGCCTTGTCGCTTGGCCTCTCAAAAGACAAAGCATTCCTTGCTAAGCACATATCCGTATCGGTGAAAAGGCGAAGCCCCTGGACGCCTGAGCACCTGGAAATCATGGAGTTGATGTACCCGCATTGCCCGACCAGGGTGCTTGTGGAACTGTTCG